CACCAGCGTCGCTGCGAATGACGTAACCGCGATGGGGCAGGCGGGTTGCGTCCAGGTCGGCATCGGCAATGGAAACCTATGCGGCGAATTGCTCCATGCCGACATGACCAGCGGCGGGGCCGGCGCTGTCGGCGATCAGAAGTTTACCTGGTTCGTGCCGCCCACCCAAAGTTACCGCCTCACCAAGATCACGGCGAGAAACGCTACCGCCACCCTTGCGGCAGGTGCCGCGGCTGGCGGCGTTTACACCGCCGCTGCGAAGGGCGGCGCTGCTGTCGTCGCGGCCAGCCAGGTTTACACGGCGCTGACCGCCGCCGACGCCACGCGGAATCTCGACCTGACGTTGGTTTCCGGCGTCGGCGATCTTGGTGAATACAAGAATGCGCCGCTCTACTTCTCGTTGACAACCCCGAACGTTGCGGCTGTGTTCATCGACTTATTCGCGTATTGCGACCTGGGCAATTAGGCCACCCCTTCGGCGAGGATTAATTCAATGAAGAGGTTCCCGGTCGCCGCGGCCGCCTTTCTGCTTGGTATAGCGTTTGCCGCTCCGCTGTCCTTTGCGGCGGGCGTTAAGGTCACTGGATTTGCCCCCTACCAGTCGTTCGAGGCATCCTCCGGCGCCTCCTACTCGGCCGACGCCAGCGGCAATATCTCCAACGTGACCGTCGGGCCCGATTTGCGCGACCTGCTGTCGATGGGTGGCAGGACGCTCGACTCGACACTTGCCCCGTCCGCGAATGGGCTATACGCGACAGCACTGCCGCTGCTCCAGGCCCGAAACAGTGACGGCAGCGTCCTCGCCGCTGCGGCCGCCTCCGGCAAGTTCGGGGTGACCGTGACGCTGGCCACCGCGACCTACTTGGTATCTCAGGCCGCGAATAGCTCGACCGTAAGCCCTATCGCGCTGTTCGACGTCGTGCTGCCGCGCAACTATGTGGCCGGGCAGAACATCACCGTCACGGTCAACACCCAGTATGTGCTCGGCAGCGGCACAATAGGCACGCATACGATAAATGCCAACGCCTACCGGACCGCCAGCAACGGCACTCAGGGCGCGGACATGATCAACGTTTCGGCCGGTAGCGTGGGGGCCGCTGCTGCCGATGTGACGTTCACCATTGTCGGGACGAGTTTAACTCCGGGCGACCGAATGATCCTGCAATTGGCGATGGTGATCCAAGATACAGCTGGCTCCGCGATAACGGGCCAGATCAACAGCGTTCGGCTCAGCTAACGCGATGAAGAGGTTCATGGTCGCCGCGGCCGCCTTTCTGTTTGGCATAGCGGCTTATGCGCAACAAGGAAGTGTACCAATGCAAACACCTGACCGTCCAGTACCGACTCCGGGACCGCAACCTGATCGGCCGCCTTCACCAGGGCCGATCCATCCCCCTCTACCGCCGTTTCCTCTACCGCCGTTTCCTACTCGTCCACCAGCCCCGCCTCAAGCACCAGATCCGGGGCGCCAGCCGTCTCCGGGGCCGACGCCGCCAGCGCCACCGATGCCAGCTCCTGATCGGCCGCCGCCGGCGCCGCCTATGCCTCATCCTGTACCCGACCCGATACCGCCTACGGATCCAGCGGGCGGCCCAGTAATCGTAACGCCTCCCGGGACGCGTACGTAAAGCCCTAAAACGACGGAAAGTCCCGCCCCATGGCATATGCAATGTTCGGCAAGCCCGGCCAGGTCTATGACCTAGGCGGGCGTAAATATGTCGCCGACACGACCGGCAAGATCGCCGACGTCAGCGACATGAACGACTGCAGCCGGCTGCGGGATGCCGGCTGCCTTGATAAGAATCCGATCATTGCAGCCAGCTCTGCCAACAATATCGGCGCCGTGCTTACCGTTGCTGGCCGTACTGGTGATGTGGTGCTGTCGCACTCGGATGTTTCAGATCTGGGGTCGGCAGCGCTCGTCGCTACCACTGCGTTTGATGCTGCTGGAGCTGCCACCACGGCGCAAGCCAACGCTATAGCAGGGGCTACCGCCATAATCGCCGCTGCCGCCAGGCATGCGCTAATTGCCGGCGGAGCCGCGGGAAACCTCACCGTTGCCGGCATCAAGACAACGGACACGCTTAATATGGTCTTACAGTTTGTGGGAGCCGCCACAACGGTGACGACCGTTGCGGATCTCACCGGCGAATTTACAATTTCGGCGTCGAATACGATCAATAATACATCGGGCACGCCGAGCACTGGCGATAAATTGCTCGTGCTGTGGACCGCCACAACCTAGGCCGCACCGCGCGATCGGGTTTTCACCAGAGGCCTATTAGATCATGTCTTATAGCTTACGCAATGATTGGGTGCTTGGTCCCATTGCAATTATCATCAGGGATTTTGAGGGCAACGTCATCGATCCTCCTCCGGTGGACGTGATATTTTCGTCGACTCTCAATATCCCCGGAGTGCTTGACGTGGTGGACAATGATGGGCTGCATTTCACCATGAACGCGCTGACGCGCACCGGAACCGTCGTAATCACACATCACGATTCCTCAGGCCAGCTCGCGGATTACACCGATACCATCGTAATCGTCTCGGCGCCCGCGTCTGCTGGATCCGATTTTGCTGGCGCGCCACATTCTACGCAGGCCGTTCCTGCGCCTTGATTTCTGTCAGCTGTCGTGCGTCGGTAATAAGAGGGATCTAGATGTCCTTCCTTATAACTGAAGTCGGCTATTCGCTGAGCACGGAGACCGGCGATCCACTTGTATATGATGGACCGCCCAATGACATCGGCCCAGTCCTTGTTGCCGGGCCTGGATTCTCCGACCCCCTGAGGACCGAGCGCGGGAACTGCATTACTTGGCATTCTCGTGCGGTTGTCGTGCCGCGTGGCCACTCACTCATTACGGAATATGGTCAGCCCCTATTCGCGGGGGGTGGCGGCTCGGCCATTGCGTGGCAAGGTATTGGGCAATCCGTCACCCGGAAATATGTTCGGGTGGTGCCGCCCCTCGGATCGACGCCGCGACTTATCGATCTGCCTGCTGTGGGGCCGGATCAGTTACAAACCTGCGCTATTGATTACGGCAAACTCTTGCCGCCAGGGGTTACTCTTTCGGGCATTCCGGAATTGCGCGTGTCGCTTCATTTCGGGGTCGATGATCATCCGTCCTCCCGTATCAGTGCCGGGCCTGAAGTTGGGACTATAGCGCCTGACATAGGCGGGACCGGTCGTCCCAATGCGGCGATTTTATTCCAGGTCTATGGCGGATTACACGGCGTGACATACCTGATCGATTTTCGATGTGCCCGGAGTGACGGTGATGCAGCGGAAAATTGTGTCCGGTTGTCGTGCGTCGCGAGATCCTAACCACGCTACCCATATTTTTATTCGGACCCGTTAAGGGAGACCCTCCATGGCGTTTGCAACCCTAAAAGTGGCCTGATATGCCTTCTGATCGAGCTCACGATGAGCACTGGGACGAGCACGAGCGCCACACTCATACCCAGCCACCGCCAAAAACCATTATTCAGCTTGACCCGGGCTCTCCGCCCAGTGGCGCAGAGCAGATACCGGCGTGGCAAAATGGCACTACGATTCGCCTACCACTTAGCGTCGGGGCCAATCCTACTGCGGCGGTATCCAGTACGGCCGTTAACGGCTCAGCGAATACCTTTATGCGCTCGGATGCCGCTCCTGCGCTTGGGCCAACGGCGGTAGCGCCGGGCAGTTATACCAACACAAATCTCACCGTAGACGCGACTGGCCGTATTACGGCCGCCACGGACGGGACCGTAGCCGACGGGGCCAACCCCTCTGCGTTGGTGAGCGGTGTCGCGGCGAACGGCGTCGCGACCACCTTCATGCGCTCTGACGCCGCACCCGCGCTTGCGCCGACCGCGGTGACGCCAGGCAATTATACCCGCGCTAGCTTCACGGTGGACCAGCAGGGCAGGCTAACTGCCGCCTCGAGTGGAGCCGACGTAACTAGCGCCAACCCGACCGCTACCGTGAGTGGCGTGGCGGTACCCGGTGTCGCAGCCACCTTCATGCGCTCGGATGCCGCGCCGGCGCTTGCGCCGACCGCCGTTACCCCGGGCAGCTACAACAGCGCAAACATCACGGTCGATCAGCAGGGCAGGCTGATTTCCGCCACGAACGGCGCGGCGCCTGGGTTAAACCAGCTCATTGGGGACGCAACAGCGGGTCCAGGATCTGGGACGCAAACGCTGACCCTGGCCAACGTCAACGGCACTGTCGGGACCTATGCCGCGGTTACCATCAACAGTAAAGGCCTCGCCACAGGTGGGGCCAACCTTAGCGGTGACGTCTCGACTAGCGGCTCGTTCGCGACCTTGGCGACTACCGCCGTCTCGCCCGGATCTTATACAAACTCCAACATTACCGTCGATAGTAAAGGTCGCGTCATAGCGGCGGCCACCGGTTCGTCCGCGACAGGGGCCAACCCGACGGCTACGGTCTCAGGCGTGGGGGTAAACGGCTCCGCCTCCACCTTCATGCGCTCCGATGCGGCTCCTCCCTTGGCGCCAACCTCAGTGACGCCCGGAACTTATACGGCGGCCAATATTACGGTCGATCAATTTGGCAGGCTGATCTCGGCCACGAACGGGGCCTTTCCGACTGGGGCAGTGGGGGCCAATCCGACCGCTACGATATCGGGCTCGGTGATAAATGGCTCCGCCTCCACGTTTATGCGTTCGGATGCGGTGCCGGCTCTTTCAACGACTGGCGTTGGGGCTGGGTCGTATACCAATTCCAACATCACGGTCGACTCTAACGGTCGAATCACCGCCGCAGCAAACGGCACCGCTCCAAGTGGAGCGACTGGCGCCAACCCGTCGGCCTCAATATCCGGGGTAGGAGTAAACGGCTCCGCCAGCACCTTCATGCGTTCGGACGCGGCACCGCCTTTGGCCGCGACCTCTGTCACGCCCGGCACATACACATCCGCAAACATCACGGTCGATCAACAAGGCCGGCTGACCTCTGCCGCTAATGGTGCCGGTGGCTCGCCCGCGAATCCGACCGCGACCATAAGCGGAGCGGTGGTCAATGGTTCCGCTTCCACGTTTATGCGATCGGACGCGGCGCCGGCGCTAGCCGCCACCTCCGTTACTCCTGGCGTTTACACATCCGCAAACATCACCGTTGATCAGCAGGGTCGCCTGACCGCTGCGGCGAATGGCGCCGCTGCCTCGCCTTCAAATCCGACCGCTACGATTGGCTCTGCCGCCATTAACGGCTCGGCATCGACATTCATGCGATCCGATGCGGCACCGGCGCTATCGACCACCTCCGTCAGCCCCGGCTCATACTCCAATTCGAACATCACCGTCGACGCTAATGGTCGCATCACCGCGGCGGCGAACGGCACTGCCCCAGCCGGCGCTACCGGAGCGAACCCGAGCGCCACGATAAGTGGCGTTGCCGTGAATGGTTCCGCTTCCACCTATATGCGCTCCGACGCGGCACCCGCGCTCGCCGCGACCGCTGTCACCCCCGGCACATATACCGGCGCCAACATTACGGTCGATCAACAAGGCAGACTTACCGCCGCATCTAACGGATCGTCCGTCGGGCTGAACCAGCTTACTGGCGACGCCACCGCCGGCCCCGGCACAGGATCTCAAATACTCACCCTGGCGACCGTCAACGGGACAATCGGTATCTACGCCTCGGTCACCATCAACGGGAAGGGCCTTGTAACCGGGGGCGCCAATCTAACCGGCGACGTCACCACTACCGGGTCGACCGCCACCTTGGCTAATACGGCCGTTTCTCCCGGCGTCTACACCAACACCAACATCACCGTCGACAGCAAGGGCCGCATCACTGCCGCGTCCAACGGCTCCGGCGGTGCCAGCGGGATTACCGGCCTGACAACCGGTCAAGTCGCAATTGCTGGCAGTTCCACCACGATCTCTTCCAGCACGGCTACCGGGTTCACCGGATCAGGGATATTCATCCCCTCTACTAACCTTGGCCTTCTTTCTCCCACGGTGTTGCCGCTCGCCACTTCACTGGCATTCGGCGCGGTCAAGGTCGATAATACGACGATCACCGCGTCGGCGGGGGTTATCAGCGGGGCCGCCGCCGCCAACCCAAGCGCGACGATAAGCGGATCTGCGGTCAACGGCACCGCGACTACCTTTATGCGCTCGGACGCCGCTCCGGCTCTCGCGTCGACAGCGGTCACACCCGGCACATATACCGCCGCGAACATCACCGTCGATCAGCAGGGTCGTCTCACGGCCGCCGCCAGCGGCTCTCCGCCTGTAGATACCATCACGATCGGCATCACCGCCGCCGGGACCAATCAAGGCACGGCTACCGCGCTTACGACGCTTCAGAATTATGTCAACACCACTGTGGACGGCACCAAGGGGGTGCGGATCGCCGCGTCGTTGATGGTCGCTGGCAAGCACATTTTTGTAGCCAACGAAGACGCCACCCACAGCCTACCGTGCTTCCCCGACACTGGCCTCGTTATTGATAATCTATCGGCCAACGCCTCGGTCCTCATCCCCCCAAACACGTGCCAACACTTCCTAGTCAAAACCTCGACAGCGCTAAGGACCGTCCAATGATCAGACTGACGCTGTCAGTTCTAATTTTGCTGCTCCTGGCGATCGCCGCGCACGCCCAAGTGCCAGCTGCGAGGCCGCCCACCCTGGGCGTCGGTCTTACTGACGGCTCAGGCTCTTGCAATACCGGCACCCAACAAGCTGTCAACAATATCGCCCAACAGGGTTGTGTGCAAGGCTACACCGCCAATCACACCGTGTCTCTTAGCGACGGCGTTCTAAGCTACGCCGCCAATGGCGGCTCTTCGATCACGTTTACCCTGGCTCGCGCGACCACCGGAGATGGCGCTCAAGGCGTAGGATATTGTTTCGCGGACTGGACGCATCACGGCTACACGCTGGCGACCACGACATCGACGTTCACCGGCAGCGCCGGAGTGAGTGGCTCGTCGCAGGCATTTCCTGCCGACACGTTCATCTGCGCGCAGTCTGACGGCGCCGATCACTGGACGCTCGAGGTCGTTTGGGGCGACATGGCCAGAGGCGCCGGCGCCGGTGTCGCGAGCCTTGCTAGCGCAAGCTCGAACTTAGTGGTAACCGGAACCGGCTCGGGGCCCTTCACGGGCACCGTCACGGTGGCCAACACCTCTCCGCTGCGCTCCCAGGCCGGCGGGTCCTTAGTCGCCGCCGATGGCGGGAAGATCGTCTACAACACGGGCGGAACCGGGCTCACTTTGCCGGTTCACACCACGACCGGTTTTGGCGCCGGATTCGGCACGACGGTTCTGACCGACGGCACGGCAGCGACACTAACGATCACCACGGATTCACTCAACGGCAACGCCACCGAGCCGTTGGGGATCAAACAAGGTGTGGGAATCGTCGGGGACGGCACTGGGGTCTACAAGGGGCTCCTCGGCATGCCCGAGCCGGTCGCCTCCAGCATGTTATTCGCGACATCAGGCCGGGTCCCGACCTGGAGCAGCACCGTTCCCATGTCGCTGACCTGGTCCGCCGCTCAGACCTTTTCGGCGGTGCCGGTCTATTCTGGGCTGTCGTCGGGAAGCTGCACGAGCGGTGTGGCGCTCGATTCCGGTAACGCTCTAGTCAAGATCGCCTGTCCCGCGGGGTCTGGCCTTTCAGGTATGACGACGGGCCAGCTCGGGATTGCGGGCGGAGCCACCAGCATCACCTCCAGCGTGCCGTTCGGCCTGACCGGCAACAGCACGGTCGTCGAGACGACCTCGGGCGGGAAGCTCACCGCCAGCCTATTACCCGTTCCAACCGCATCAACCTTGGGGGGCGTCGAATCAAAGGATTGCTCCTCGGGCGGTCAATTTCTTCAAACGATTAACACTGATGGCACAGAGACGTGCGCAACGCCGGCCGGTGGTGGCGATGTGTCGGCGGCCGCCAACAACACCTTTAGTGGCGTCAACACGTTCGGTGAGGTTCACCTCCAGTCCGATCAGGTGACGTTAACAAGCAACAATTATACTGTCGTGGTCGGAGATTGCGGCAAAATCAAGGTCCTGCCCACGGGCACGACGCCGACGATCACGCTGCCAAATCTTAATACTTCATGCGCGGTCAACTTCATAGTAAGGGCGGCGGTTTCATATACCTTCAACATTACTGGCAGCGGCACGAAAGTAAATGTCTCCAGCAAATACGCGTCTACGGCGGCAGCTGGCGCGCACGTAACTGCGGTAATCACGCAGCCTAGCGGTACCGCGGCCGAGTGGACGTTGATCGGAGACCTCACGTTGTGATGCGGCTCCTCCTTTGGGTCACCATCGCGGCGCTCTGCTCGTCTGCCACAGATGCGCGTCCGGGACCCGGGCACGGTGGGGGTCGGCCGCCCTCTTCTGCGCAGACGATTGCGTCGATCACCCCGACCAGCTGCAGCTTCGTTGGCGGCACGACAAACGGTGTGGTCTGCTCGCTCTCGGTGACGATGAACCCGGCCTCCCCTTCGTTCTCCGGGACGCTGGCTTTGTGCACCGGGACCAACACGCCGGTAACCGGGTGCTCGGGCGCGAATAGCGGCGGCTTTCACCTCGCTGGCGCGACGCTCGAGCAAAGTACGGGTGGGTCGGGCACGGCCAACGGCTCTTATACCGACGTCACCGCCTATGCTTCCCAGGCCGGGCTCTCGACGATTTTCCAGCCTATGACGCTGACCGGCTCCGCGGCGGTCGCTTTCAACGAGGAGTTTGTCGGACCGTTTGCGAGCTGGTCGAACGTCAAGACCGCTTTTGGCGCGGTGGGCGACGGAACCACCGACGACACGGTCGCGATTCAGAATTGCCTCAACGCTCTCGGGGCCACGACCTGGACCTGCTATTTCCCGGCCGGGACCTACAAGATTTCTAAGACCGTGTCTTTGTTCAATACGGTTTATGTCAACCTCATAGGGGAAGATCCGGCGACTACCACCATAGCTTGGTATGGTGACTCGACAACGACGGACGCGACCTTCACCGGGATCATCTCCTCTAATGTTCTTACGGTATCCTGTCCCTGCACTGGCGCTATAAGGGTAGGGCAGAAAATATCATGGTCCGGATCGCCGCCCGCTTACGTTAGTGCTTATGGTACGGGTACGGGCGGGGCGGGGACATACTCTATTTACCAGGCTTATTCGAGCGCCGGGATCGCGGCCACCGCTAGTAGTCGGGCGATGACGACCACCGACGAATCCATGGTGTACTTCAACGCCGCTTACTCCAAGGTAGACCGCCTTACCTTTGATGGAAGAAATAACGCCACGGTCCTCGTGAATGAAGACTGGACAGGCTTTTCTGGCAGCAGCTTCGATGAGGGCATCCAATATGCTGACGACGTATTCAAGAACGCGACATTAGCGGGATTGCGGTGCGGGTGGGCTGAGGGGTGCGCGGATGTTGCCGTGCTGCGCAACAGCTTCACCAACGTCGGCACCGGCATCTTCCCATACAATCAAAACGCTCTCGATGTATGGGTGTGGTATTCGACCTTCAGCAATAACGCTATAGGGATAGCTAATTACCTACCCACCCAGCCCATAGTTGGCGGATCGCAATTCCACGTCTACCAGAGCAACTTTTCAGCCTCGACCACGGCCGACATCTCTACGGCCAACCCCGGCGTTTTCAACATTCGAAATAACTTTTCCTCCGGATCTAAGCAATTCATCTGCTGCGGCGGTATTGCTGGTCAAGATGCCTTCGTCATTCAGGGCAATACGATTGTAAATACGACAAGCTCTCCCTCCGTTTCGATCTCCAGTGAGGGGCCGGATATCTTTATCGACAATAAAATCCTCAGTGCCGGCGGAGCTACAGCGCCGGTCGCAGCCTTTTCGCACGCCGGCTTCTCGGGCGGTCAAGCGTTTTCGATGGGCAATCAGTTTACGATATCGACCGCGACATGCACCGGCGCTGTACAAATGCTGTCGACGACCAGCACTACTTGTCACTCCATCGACGATACGATCGTCAGTTCGGGATCGATAAGCACCACGCCACCGTCCCTCCCAGGGACACCATCAAACCTCAGCCGTCTGACCTTCGAGGCAGCTCCATCGGGGTCTGGTTCTACGTGTTCTTATGCGTCTCCATGCTCCATCCAGACGGCGGTCACCAACGCGGCGGCTTCGGCGGACGCCAACCCGGTCGTTCACCTTCGTCCTGGCGACTACAGCATCGCGACGACGATAACAGTTCCGGCGAGTCGGCGGATGCAGATCGTCGGCGATGGAGGGAAATCGCGTCTCATCAACGGCGGCGCCAATCCGATCTTGAAGCTGGCCGGGCCGAGCCTTGTGGTTCTACGTGAATTCCAGATCGAAGGATCGAACAACTCGGTTGATGGCATTGAAATAGATGCGGTGGATGCTTCCGGAAGCGGCGGGCGGGTCTTCATGGAGGGGGTGATCGCTGCTTGCAGCACGATCGGGATGAATATCGCCGGCATTGATTATACGAATGTCGAACTACACGACACGCAAAATCTGCCAGGCAGCGCAAGCGGCGGAATCGTCGTGACCGGTGGCGCGCACGGCGCGTCGGTCAATTCATATTTGCAATTCCAGGATTCTTGTGTGTCAGGGCCGGTGACGCTCGCCTACAAGGCCTCCGGGAGCGCTCACGTCAATGTGAATGGGACGTGGCAGGAATCTACTGGAGGCGCTGTTGCCAATGTGCCGGTAGACATTACCGGAAGCGGTGTATTCAATTATGTCGGAGGTGTGTCGGGTTTTAACACCTCCGTTGCTAATACCGCGAACGTTCATGCGTTTACCGGCACCGCGGCATTCGTCGCGCTAAACCCCGAGAACAATTGCGCGATTGTCGGCGGGACATGCGGTGCGTACGCCAATTACACGATTTCCGGTGCGTCCAACTCTAGCGCCAACGTCCTCGGTTTAGGCATCGTCGGCCTGTCGAATTCATTCTGGCACGACACGACGAGCCCCGCCGATACGATGGAGCTGCTACTGCCGAGTCAGTGGATCACCAACCAGCTTGCCGAAGTCAACGACAGCCCTCCCGATCATACGTTCGTCGTCAACACGCTCAACCAGATGCGCACCAATCAGCCGGTTGTCCCGGCCGCGCTTGCTGCGGGACAGACGGACGTGAGGATCTACCGAGTGACCGTTACCAACTCGGCTAACGGCATCAAATTTGTACCTTAAAGGGTAGGCAATGGCTATAGCCTTCGTAAACGCAACCAATCTCAATGACAATAGCGGAACGACGACCTCCTTAACCGCCGCCTATACTATAGGTGGAGGGGCTGACCGTTTGTTGATCGTTGCTGTTGGTGGCGACACGGCAAATGGCAATACAGCCACTCCGTCCGTTACCTATAACAGCGTGGCAATGCACCTAGCCGTGAAGAACGTCGGCACGGGCTCGACAATACGCGTGGGTTACATGTTCTACCTGTTGGAGGCGGAATTGCCCGCGGCGGGAGCGCACAATGTCGTGGTCGATTTTGGTGCGTCTACTCAATATATTTTGATTAAGGCGGCAGATTACACTGGCGTCGTGTCTTATGACGGGCAGACGAATACCGGCGTAAATGCGGGAGCCACGAACACCCTTGCAACCACGCTCACGCCAGTCGCTGACAACTGTTGGGTGATCAATGTTTGCGTGAACGCGTCTGGCTTCTTCAATGGTATCACAAATGGTACCCTTAGAATAGCTGGTGGGTTCGGGTTTCCAGCGATACTCGACAGTAACGCGCCGATAACACCACCCAGCCTCTTCACCATGACGATAGATGCCGGTGCGCCGTCCTGGATTTCCAACTCTTTGGCGTCGTTTTCGCCAACGAGCGGCGGAGGTGGGGGTGGGGGTGGCACCGGCGGCGGCCTCCTGCTATTCGGCGGCTCGGTCGGCTGGACCCCGGCACTCCGCGCTCTGCCTCTTCTCGGCGCAGCGGCGTGGAAAGCCGGAGACGCTATTCGCCGCAATGCTACGCTAGGGCGGCGCAGGCTCTTGTCAGGCAAGTGGTGACGTTTTGCTCCTAGCAATTAGCACTGGATCGTGATCATGCGGCTTTACGGCGCTTTCACAAAGGCCGAAGTGCAATCAGACGGCACTGTCCGTCTCGAAGGCATTGCTAGCAGCGAAACTGAAGATGACCAGGGCGAGACGGTCCAGGCCGCGGCGATGCGCGCAGCCATCCCCGAATACATGCGATTCCCCGCGCTTCGCGAAATGCATCAACTTTCTGCCGCCGGGACGACGCTGGAGGCCGATGTTGGGCACGATGGCGTAACCCGGATTGTCGGGCACATCATCGATCCCGTCGCGATCTCGAAAATAAAAAACCGGGTATATCGCGGCTTCAGCATTGGCGGTCAGGTTACCGGGCGCGACCCGGTCAACCGCAAAATTATCACCGGTCTAAAGCTCAACGAGATTTCTTTGGTCGATCGACCCGCGAACCCCGAAGCGATTTTTGATGTCTGGAAAGCGGGCGGCGCAATTATTGAAGGAAACAACGATATGCCGGATGGCGGATTAGCCACGCTCGGCGATGTCCTCGCCGCGAAGGCGTCTGCTGGCGAGCCTGTGCAAATTTGGTCGTGCAGAAACGCCGAGCATCGCCACCTTGCGAAGGCGGATGCCGTCCGCTGCATCGAGGACGAAGCCGCGAAGGCGACGGCGGATCCTAGTGACAACCCCGCGATCATCGAAGACAGCCCGGCGGGCGAAGAGGGCGATGCCGCCCCACCCGCGTCGGCGGCTCAACCTGAGCCACAGAGTGCGCTCGACATGGCGCGGGCAGCGATCGAGCGCGGCGAGGCGGTGCTCGCGAGGGCGGGCGCCAATACCGAAGCGGCGGCGGTTGACGAACCGGCCGAAATTTCGGATTCGGTTGCCGCCGCGCCTGAGCAACCAGAGCCGACATCTGACCCGGTTTGTCAACCGGCGGAGAAGGCGACCGACGATACGCCCGCTGGCGACGATCCACCGAGCGCAGACGACAAGCCGTGGCGGCCGCCGCTGGCCAAGGGCTTGGCAAATGTTGGCCGCATCGCCAACCTCATTATTGAGCTCGATTGGGTCTGCGACGGCATGGAGCTCGAATCCGCGATGGAGGGCGATAATAGCCCGCAGCCGGCTAGGCTGATGGCCATCATCGGTGAACTCTGCACGTTTTTGAATGCCTACGTTGCCGAAGAGACCGCCGAATTCATTTCGGAGGAAGAATACGGCGGCGGTGACGACGATGAATACGTCGACGTCGGCGGAGGTGTCGCTCCTCTTACTATGTCGTCGATTATCTCCTCTTTGCGTAAAACCATTTCTGACCCTGATAAATTGGAGGCGCTGGTGAACGGCGTTATTACAAAAGGCGCGCTCCTTGAAGCCGCCGACCAAATCCACCTCGATTATGCCGTCCACTACGCCCTAGAGGCGATGGAAATGGATGGCCTCACCAAGAGCGAATTGACCAGTTTCGCCGAGGTTTACAAAGTCCTTATCGACACTGGCGCTACGTCTGTCGCCGCACCCGCCGCCTCCGGCCCGCCGCGCAACGCGACGCAGGACACCAGCAGGAATGCTCGGGTAACACCGCTCCAGCCACCTGATGGCGCGGTTCCGGCTACGCCGATGCCAAAGGCGTCGGACATCACCCGCTTGCACAACGCGATCGCCAAGGCGTCTGAATTGCCCGAGGATGGAACCGTTCAGGTCAACGCCGATCTGGCGATGAAGGCTGGGAGAAAGCCGCAACACATCATGGCCGGCATGATCCATGATTGTCTGAAGGCGCTCTCTAGCGGCACGACCTGCGACGACGAAACCGAGGCGGGCAAGACGACCAAAAAAATCTCTGGCCGGACGATGGCCGCTATCCACAAGGCGCACGAGCACATCGGCAGAGTCCCTGGCGGAGAATGCCCGGGTGGCGAGCCGACCGAGGCCGGCGAAGAGGAGCGCCAGGGCGCATCTAGCTCGGCCGGCAAGACCATCGAAACGGACGATCTGGCGAAAGCCCAAATCGAGCGCGACGAAGCCCGCGCCCAGCTGGTCAAGTCCGAAGCAGAGAACACCGCTATGGCCAAGGCCTTGACGGCCATGACAACGACGTTCGATCGCATGGCCAAGCAGATCGACGATATCTACCACCAGCCGGTGGCGCCGATAGGGATCGTGCGCACTGGCACGCCGACCACCAAGGCGGCTGACAATGCCGCCCCCGACGACCCCACGGAGATCACCGACGCCCAAGCGGTCGCCTGGCTCGCCAAGAAATCGCCGGAACAGCAGACGCTCGCGATGATCAAGGCCTCCTATGCGACGCCGATGCCTTTGCCGGCCTCGGTTGTCGGGCATTCGCAAGCCGCCAGGGATCGCGTCCCGAACCGCTGATATTTCAGCTCACACTAATTTCACTGACCCGCCGCCGGCGGGTTTTTTATTGCCCCCCTGCTGGGAGGAATTTTCCCTATGGATATCGTCACCCAAGAATCGCTGGACCTCATGAAGCAGGCCCTAGCGAAGCCTAATGAAGAGATCAGAAAGTCGATCTCAGTCTCCGGCACGGGCCTGGTCGCCTACGACCTGCAGGCACCGGCGAAGAACCTCTATCCTTTCATCACTCCGCTACGCAACGTGATCCCGCGCGTAGGCGGCGGCGTCGGCGCCATGACGAACTGGCGCCAGGTGTCGGCAATCATCGGCTCCGGCATCAAATCGATGGGCTGGGTCCCCGAAGGCCAGCGCTCCGGCAAAATGAGCTACACCACGTCCAACCAGAGCGCGTCCTACGTCACGCTCGGCGAAGAGGACTCGGCGACCTTCGAAGCGATTTCGGCTGGTCGCACCTTCGAAGACATCCAGGCGATGATGGCCTTCCGCCTCCTCCAGCAGATGATGATCAAGGAGGAGTTCGGCCTGCTCGGCGGCAATTTCACGATCGTCCTCGGCACCCCGGCCACCCCCACCCTGACGCACTCCGGAACCGGCGGAACATTGCCGGCGGCGACCTATTCTGTAAAGGTCGTGGCGCTCACCCTGGAGGGTTATGCGGCCTCGAGCTTGACCGGCGGCGTCGCGGTCCAGGAGACCGTGGCCGCGCCGGACGGCAAGACTTATGTCGTCAACGGCGGATCCTCCGCCGCCAGCGCCGGCGCCACCGCCGCCGTGGCGTCCGCCGAAACGCTGTTCGCCAGCACCACCCCGATTCAGGGTGCCGTCGCCTATGCCTGGTACGTCTCAACCACCGTCGGCGCCGAGCGGCTCGAAGCGATCACCACGATCAACAGCTTAGCCATCAACACGCCGCTCCTCGGCACCGGCCAGCTCGTCACCGCAGTCACCGGCGATCATTCTGCCAATAACAACAGCCTCGCCGGCGGCACTGTCACCGCGTTCGACGGCATTCTCACCGCCGCCCTAAAGGCGGGCAGCAATGCCTACGTAAAGTCCCTAGCGCCCGGCGTCGCCGGCACTGGCACGACGCTGACGGCCTCGGGCCGCGGCTCGGTGACCGAAATCGACACGATGTTCCAGGTCATGTGGGACACCTACCGGCTCAGCCCCACTGTGCTCTATGTAAATTCACAGGAGCTCAAGAACATCACCAGCAAGGTGCTCAGCACCGCCTCCGCCCCGCTGCTCCGCTACGACAGCCCCGCAGACGGATCCGGCGGCGAGTACCAGATCACCGCATCAGGCGTCGTGCAATACTACTACAACCCGTTCGCCATCAACGGTGGGCTGCGCATCCCCATCCGCATCCACCCGAACATGCCCCCCGGCACCATCGTCGGATGGGCCGAGAACCTCCCGATCCAGTACCAGTCGAACGAGGTTCCTAACGTTGCGGAAGTAAAGACTCGAGTCGACTACTATCAATTAGATTGGCCTATTGTCACTCGCGAAAGACAAGTCGGCGTCTATGTTGAGGAAACCTTGGCTGTATATGCTCCCTTTGCTATGGGGGTAATATCTAATATCGCAAACGGCTGATATCATTGCTTTTTTGCCCGTTTGCTCCTTATTGACATCTGCGCTCCGTTCAGTTAGGTAGGGCGGGTCGACAGCGGTGCAGCAACACCGACCGTCGACCCTAACCACCCAGCTGTACGGAGCAGCAAGATGGCTAACAAGATCCTATCACCCATTTCAAAACACGCCCAAAGACGGTTTTGGTCGAAGATTCGCAAACGGGGGGCTAACGAGTGTTGGCCCTGGTTCGGCGCCCTTACCGACAAAGGCTATGGTTGTTGCTATCCCTACGGCGCTGAGGGCGGACAATACCGCGCTCATCGCGTTTCCTTCTTTCTTATGACCGACATAGATCCTGGCGAGATGGGCGCGCTGCACTCATGTGACAGCCCGGCTTGTTGCAATCCCGCGCACGTGATCCCATCGACACAGAAGATCAATCTGGCTAACATGCGGGCAAAAGCTCGGGACTATAAATTTCCGGTGATCTCCGGCGAGAAAGCTCCGCACGCCAAACTGTTAGACGCCGAAGTCGCAGCGATACGGCACTTGGCGGGCACGACTGACGAAACTGGATACTGGAGCGAGCGACGCTTGGCGGCGCGGTTCAAGATCGGAAATGCGCAAGTGCATCGCATCATTCACGAACAAAGCCGAGTCGCCCTATGAGTCGCCTCTATCCCGACGATCTTCAAGGTGAGGAACTCGTGGCGCGAGCGGACGATCTCGTCGAGAAGATTGAGCGCGATATAGTGGAGGGTGCGTATCCTCCGTGGACCGCATTGCCCGCTCTTGTTGATGTCGTAGTGGTTCAGCTTCTGGCTTCCGATGATCCAGAGGACAAGTTCCGGATTTTCCTTGCCGATCTTCTGGACCAGTTTCGTTCAGCCCTAACCATGCTGGACGATGAATCAGCCGCACCATGACCGCCTTCTGCGCGGCCGTGCTCGCTACGCGCGCGGCGTAGCGCTAGCGCAAACCCATGCGGCAGCTTCGGGCTCGCCAAGGTCTCGCCGCTGCGGCGGCCACCAAGGCACGCACCGCAACCGAGGCTGCCGCTCCGCCTTCTGCGAGGCCGTGCTCTCGACCCGAGCGTCGTGCTAGAATGACCCCATGAGCACCCCGAAGCGCCCGTCAGAGATGGTCATCTACAACATGGATGGGCCTCTCCAAATGATCCAGCCGCGGCCGACAGCCGAGCAGCTGGTGGAATGGAACAAGTTAGTTTTCGCCGACGAAGGCGAGCTCCTCGTGGAGGAGCCATACATCGTCGACGTGGCCACAGGCGCGCGCCTCGCTGGCCAAATCCCGGCGGATGTTTCGGTGGCGTTGGTAGTACTCCGTTCGCTGCGCCCCCCAGATTAACCGCATTGAGCCATTCATTCTCGTTCACCGACAGCGGCCCTTTTGGGCCGCTTTTCATTTCCGGAGCAAAATCGCGATCCGACTTTATAAAGGCCTCCCCTAACTATGCGCGCTGATTTATTAGCGGTTTTTATTGCTTACACCAATCCGATGCGCTGGCGGTCGCGATTGCTGAATTATCTGCGCTGCGAAGAGGAATTGCTGGCTGCCGGCGTATGCCTCGTTACGGCTGAGTGCGCCTATCGCGACCGACCGTTCGAGCTTCTAGACCGCGCCGGCGTCATCCGCGTCCGGGTGCGCGGGCAAGACGTGTTGTGGCTGAAGGAGAACCTGCTCGAGCTCGCCGCTCATGCCGCAGGCGATTGGCAATACGGCGCCACGCTCGACGGCGATACGCAGTTCCCCGATCGACGCTGGGCGAGTGAGACCGTGCATGCGCTGCAGCTACATCCCGTGGTTCAGATCTCTAGCGAAATGGTGTCGCTGGGGCCGCACGGTGAGCATGCCGGACACTCGGTCAGCATAGTCGAGATGCATCGGCGCCAACGGCTTTCCGACAGCCCGATCAAACTCGGCCGCACTAAAGGCAATTCCGGTTCCGGCTGGGGCTATCCCGGCCTTGCCTGGGCGTACCGCCGATCGGCTTTCGACCGGCTTGGTGGCTTGCTCGACAAATGCATCCTCGGTGGTGGCGATCATCATATGGCGTCGGGTCTGTTGGGCGTGCAGTTTGGGAGCGAGCACAACTACCATCTTAGCCCAGCCTATAAGGCTTATGTCGATACCTGGGGCGTGCGCGCCCAGCGCGTCGTTGAGGGTAATGTCGGGATCGTGCCTGGCCTCGTGCTGCATTATTGGCACGGTGCCTACAAAAACCGCCGTTACAGTGAGCGGCCCGCAATCCTCCAGCAACACGAATACGATCCCGAGACTGACGTGCGCTACGACGCGACCGGTTTATTACAACTTGCTGGCAATAAGCCTCGCCTGCGAGATGACCTCTTACTTTATATGGCGGTGAGAAATGAAGATAGCGTCCAATTTGATACCTAGCCGTTGGGTCAGCCTGACACTACCGGGGGGCGCGCGCCCCCTTTGGACAAACGGCCGATTTGCCGTGCGTCGGGCCCAGGACGACAGCGCCACGATCGTCACCATGGCGGGCAAGGAGTTCTCTGTCGTAGAGGATGTCGAGGGCGTCAAGGCGCTGCTTTCTGGCATCTGAGAGGGAACGCAGCAATGATCGACCTTATCACCCTGGTCGTACCGTTTGGCGCGGAGTCTGCGCCGATCTGCTCTTACGACCGCGGGTTCCAGGCGTACCTCGAGGATCCGCGGGCCGCCATCCCCCGCTGGCTGGTCGACGTTACTCCGCGGGCGGCCCACGAATTTATGCATGGAGGATTTGCGTTGTACCAGCCACAGATGCGCCGCCGGCTATCGGGCGATATGGCCCAGCTGGTTCATGTCGACGGGCCAACATCCGTCAGTTTTGACGGGGAGATTTTTAAATCCGCAGAGACCGTCATGCCAAACGGCGCAGTCGCCCATGTGCTGTCGGTTCCGATTGAATCTGTTGCCGAATTCACGACCTCGCACCCGGGCTTCTCGGTCCCGTCCGCTGCCGAATACGAGGCGCCGCTGCGGAAAAAAGACGCGGTGGCCGAGCTGCATGCGGCCGCTGATGCTGTCGCCGGCTCGGACCACGACAGCAAGAAGAAGGTAGCCTCCCCTGCACCCCACGATGAGCTGGTAACAATCACCGCACATGCGCCCGTCGAAATAGTGACCAAGGCCGAGAAGCCGCCGGCTAAGGCGGCGACGAAAACCTGAGCCCGCGGTCATGCTTACCGCGCAGCAGTTCGCATCGCTCAGCTTTCTCGCCTGGGACTGCAACGGCGAGGTGCTCGCGCGCTCGCCGATCCGCGGCGACGCCAAGGTGCTGGTCGATCACGGGCTCGTGTTCGCCAAGGTCGGCGACGAGTGGACGACGCTTGTGCTCACCCCAAAGGGTCTGCGACAGCTCGCGTCTTGAGGATCAACGGGATCGAGGTCACTAAATGCCGCAATTTGCGAGCCTGGACGACCTCAAAGAATGGCTGACCCTCGGCCAGACCGCATTTCCGCCTACCGATGATCGGCTGTTGACGCGACTCTTGGTCCGCTGTAGCGCCATAATTGAAAGCTACTTAAATCGTCCACTAGGGCTGGCGACTTACGAAGAGACCATCGACGATTGGGGCGGCTGGCGCGGCGACCGCCGATTAGTGCTGTGCGTTACGCCGATTGTTTCCGTGGTGTCGCTGAACGTCGGGGGCATCGCGGTACCGCCGGCTCCAAATCCTCATGGCGGGGGCTATTTCATCTATCGGACCCACTTGACGCTGCAGGGATGGTGGTTCCCTAGCTGCGGGCCGATTGTCGTCCGGTACACTGGCGGCTATGCGGTCATCCCCGACGACATTGTCGAGGTGTGCCTCGAAATGGCCGCGCGTAAGTACAAGGAACGCGGTCGCATCGGCCAGCGATCGGCATCGATCGGCGGTGCCGAGACGGTCTCTTATGACACACTCATGTTTGGCACGGCGCGGATCCAGAGCGACATTCAGGCGATGCTGAACTCGTACCGGCGGGTGTCCCAGGTCGCCATGCCGACCCTCATCCCTCCCCCCGAACAATGCTTACGATAGACCTCATCGGCGACCGCGAGCTCGTCGCCAAGCTCGACGCTACGCCATGGGCGTTACGCGGCGGCGTCGCGCGCACGATGACGCGACTCTCGATAGAAACTGAACTCCTCGTCAAGCAGAAGCTGTCCGGCCAGGTGTTGAGGGTCAGAAGTGGCGCGTTGCGGGCGAGTATACGGGCTCGAGTCTCGGAGAGCATGTCGGCCATAACGGCCACGATCAGCAGCACCGGCGTCCGTTACGCTGCCATCCATGAATTTGGCGGGACGATCCACATCCCGGAGATCACGCCGCAGAAGGCGTCTGTCCTGGCATTCCAGATCGGCGGGCAGACGATCTTCGCCATGCGTGCCAAGGCCCATGACGTGCGCATTCCGCAGCGCAGCTTTATGGCCTCTGCGCTTAGAGAGATGCAGCCGCGAATCCGCTCCGAACTACAGGACGCCGTCAACAAGGCTCTGAAATGATGAAACCTTACGTGAAGATGCCGGCGGTTCAGGCGATGAGCTGGTCGGTGCCGGGGCTGTGCGCCGCTTATGGGTGGCCGACCAGCTTACCCGGCGGCGGCGTGATCGGCATCGGCGAGCTCGGTGGCGGCTGGCTGGCTAGTGATATGGCCCAGTTCTTTAAATCTATCGGTCAACCGGCGCCTGCGATTCTTGACGTATCGGTAGATGGTGCCCAAAACCATCCGGGGCACTCGGGCGCCGATGTTGAGGTGGCTCTCGATATTCAGGTCGCTGCTGCCGCTTATTTCGTCGCCACCGGCAAGCCGGCGTCGATCCGGGTGTATTGGGCCAATAATACCGCCGCTGCTATTCCTGACGCCACGCGAAAAGCCGCCGCCGACGGCTGCGATGTCATGAGTTGGTCGTGGGGTGCCGACGAGGCTGATTGGGGTACGTCCGCGGTATTGCTGATGGAAACAGCCGCTCTGTATGCCACACAGAAAGGGACGATTGTCCTGGCTGCGTCTGGTGACGGCGGATCAGCGGACGGCGCTCCGGGCTCGAATGTCGATTGTCCGGCCTCTTGCCCGCACGTCATCGGAGTAGGCGGCACCGCAAAGACTACTACCACTGAAACAGTCTGGCGCGGTTCTGGCGGCGGATACTCTAAGGTTTTCCCTATGCCGCTGTGGCAAGCGGGCGCGCCTCACGGTCCTGGCAGGATGGTGCCGGATGTTGCGGCTAACGCCGATCCCCAGACGGGCTATCCGATATTCTCCGGTGGTCAATGGATGGTCGTCGGCGGTACGAGCGCTGCGGCACCTTTCTGGGGCGCGCTGATCGCCGCGAGCGGTACGAAGCTCGGTTTTATCACGCCGACACTTTTCCTTAATCATCTCGCGTTCACCGACATCACGCGCGGAGCTAACGGCCGGTACCGCGCTCGCCCCGGCCCCGACGCCTGCAGTGGCCTAGGCTCGCCGTTAGGCGCGAGAATAGCCAAGCTCCTGATGCCGTGAGCCTGGTCCGCGAGGACGTCTACGCAGCGCTCTGGGCGGTCGCATCGGAGGCGGCCGACTTCGTCACAGCCGAGCGTCGATTGCGCCATTGGTCCGATGTGGCCCCGGCCGAGCAGCCAGCGCTATTCATGACCCAGACCAAAATGATGGCGCAGATTAGCCAGCAAACTAACCTGCCCGTGACGTGGATGCTGCACGCTGAATTCTACATCTACGTGCACTCGACGGAACCGTACCTAGCGCCGGCGATGGTCCTTAATCCGCTGCTCGACTCCGTGGTCGAGGCGCTGTGCTACGATTTGGCCGGCAGCGCGCAGCAGCTCGGCATGCCCGAGCGGGTCCGTTGGGTCCGCATCAACGGCGAAATTCAGACCGCCGAGGGCGTTCTCGGAGATCAGGAACTCGCGATAATCCCGGTAGAAATTCTCTGCCTTTAAGATTCGTGGGCCTAAAAAGAGAAGCGGCCCCTGGATCTAGCACATCCGAGGAGCCGCTGGCTTTTCCGGTCCCGGTGCCGAGATGTAACCCCGGCCACCAAGGTGGAGTCGGACTAAGAGAAGGCCGCCGACTCGTGCGCTGAGCTCGATTGTGTATGGCACGATCCAGCGCTCCCAGTCAAGTGGCTTTCGACGATCTTTGTGCCCCTGAGGGAAAAGCAAACGGCTCCGCAGCTTTCGTTAAAACCACGGAGCCGCTTAAACGCTCGGCCAGCTAAGTCGTTAAGTAAAGTATCGCACAACGCCCTGCCTCTTTCAAGGGCTGTCTCCCGCGAATCCCTCCCCCTTTTTGGTGCCTTTGAAAGGCTAAAGCATGCCCGACGACAAGCCAGAGGCTCCGCACGGCGTTGTCTCGACCGACGACATCATAGAGAAGTGGTGGACCGACAATTTTCCTGGATCGAGAGTCGCCCTCTACGTCGATATATGGAATCACGCGTACAGCGCCAAGGAGGAGCTAAAGAAGCTCCTGAGAAAGGGTAAATAACATGCCGCAGGTAAGTTTTGGTCCGGGCGCGATGTGGGCCGAGCGGGTCGACGTCGTCGGAAGCGGTATCGGCCCGCGCCAGTTCGGCATCCTAGACAGCGTGTCGATTTCCTTCTCCCACACGGTCAAGGAACTCTACGGGCAGGGCCAATATCCCGCCGTCGTGACTCGGGGACAAGGCAAGATCACCGGGAAGGCCAAGCTGGCGCGCATCAACATGCGGCTCTACAGCGACATTTTCTGGGGGCTGACCCCCTCGACCGGTCAGCTCGGCGTCAGCCAGGACGAAAATGCCACTGTGCCGGCGTCGCCAACCTACACCGTCACGGTCGCAAACAGTGCCTCTTATCTCGACGATCTCGGCGTCTGGTACGGCCCAGGGGCGAGCGCCGGAGACACGTTCAACCGGGTCACGACCCCGACTAACGCCGGAGAGTATTCGGTCAACCTCTCCACTGGCGTCTACACGTTTGCCGCACCCGACGCCAGTCTGCCCGTCAGAATCAGCTATAAGTACAATGTGACCTCTCCTGGTCTCAAGCTCACGATAACGAACCAGCCGCAGGGCTTCACGCCGGCATGGAAATGCACGGTGTACAACAAAACCTCGCCCTCCTGCCCTACGGCCGGCACCCAGGCATTGCCTATTGCGCTGCAGCTCAACGCTTGCGTCTCTACCACGCTGACCTTCCCGTTCGCGCAGGACTCGTTCAGTCAGCAGGACTTCGATTTCAGCGCGTTCGCCGATTGCTCCGATATCGTCGGCATTCTCAGCGTGCTGAAACAATGATTCCTGGCGTAAAAATTCAGATGGGCGGACAGGATTGGCTTGTGCCTGCCCTCACGCTCGGCCAGCTGCGCCGCCTCAGGGAAGAGAGAAAAAATCTCAATAGCGGTGACGAAGACAAGACGCTCTCGGCAGTCTGCACCATCGTCGCGACCGCGCTTTCCCGCAATTACCCGGACATGACGGAGCAAAGGGTCGAGGAACTGATCGACCTCGAAAACCGCGACCGTGTGGTGGCGGCCGTCCTGGGCAACTCTGGCCTCAAGCCGGGGGAAGCGGAAGCGGTGACGAGACAGAATGGGCCGCTGTCTATGGCCTTCTCGCCACCGCCTGCGGATACAGCTATCCAGTAATCGACGCCATGACGGTGATGGAGTTCGAGGAGCTGTGCTCCTATTGGGTCGATCATCCACCGGTGCATATCCTCGTCGCCGCTTTCGTGGGTCACAAGCCGCAGAACGACCCTGTTCTGCCGACGCCAGAAGATCCACCCTGGCGCCATGCCATCGCCGGCGCGCAGCTGCTATCGGTGCCCGGCATGCAAGCGGGCGAGCCCGACCCTTACCCGACCCCGCTCTGGGATTTTGACGCGCTAATGCGGGAGACCCTGAATTGATGGAACCAGGACCGGCATTCATTATGCTACGTCTGACACCTTGGCTGTCGGACGATGAAGACGAAAAGTGGTGGCGGGCTGATCACGATGTCCCAGAAGGCTACATCTGGCAGGACGCGACCATAGGTACGGGGGCAGGCTGGGTCAGACCGCGTGGCGGGAGACCGTCGCCCCGATGATCCACAATGGTCCCAGGTTCAGTCCCCTGGAGATCGCCGTCCTAACATTTTTCATTGCCGCGTCCCTTATGATGCCCGTTCTTGATTGGATATTCAGCTAGTGAGCTGCGGCTCCTGCACTCTGTGCTGCCGGCTTCTCGAGGTGCGTGAGCTCGACAAGCCCGCGGGGCACGCGTGCACGCATATCGACAAGCTGCGCGGCGGCTGCCGGATCTATGCTGAGCGCCCCGGCGCGTGCCGGAGCTTCGATTGCCTATGGCTACTGTCGCAAGCGCGGCCGGGGCAACAGATGCCCCCCGAGCTCCGCCCCGACCGCGCGCACGTCGTCTTCGCGATGGACGCTACCGTGGTCCCGGCGGAGGACATCGACGACCAGAACCGCGAACTCTTTGCGTGGGTCGACCCTGCTCATCCGCGCGCCTGGCAGGCGTATTGGCCGAGCACCGCTATCCGGTCGTTCCACCGCCGCGGCGGCACCGTGCATATCACCATCGGCGATCAGCAAATACTGATCCGCCCCGATGGCGAGATCATCGTCGGGTCCGAGGCCGAGCGCGCCCTAGCGGTGTCGTTCGTGCGCGCCATGATGGGCCCGGCCGGCGACTTTCCGGCTCCGACCTTTGATGCCGACGAACTGATAAACAGGACAACCCTCAAATGACATCAAAGCTCGCCGGCCTGCTGATCGCGGTTGCGCTCGCGTACGCCCCCGCCTTCCCCGCCTTCGCTACCCAGCGCACGGGTGCATGTGGCGACAAGTTCGTTGCGCCCGCCGTGAGCTCACTCGCCCTCGTCGGAGCGGATGATGGCACGCTGATCAGCCCCGCGAACGCCACGGGGCCGGCCGACGGCTGGGCAGCCGCTAGCCTACCCGTTACACTACCTGTCGTGGCCTCGCTCAGCGGGAATCCGTGGACAGCATGCGGCACCAGCGAGAACAACAAGGCGGTGGTCTTTAACGCGCCGACTCTGACAGTCCCGGCCGCTCCAGTGCTCTCTCAGACGGTCGGGGGGTCGCTCGCCGCGCGGACCTATTTTGTGCAAGTGACTTACACCAATATAACCGGCGAGACCACGGTCTCCGCAGAGGCGACGATCGCTGTCGGAGTCAACAACCGCCTCGTGGTCGCCGGCCCATCCAGTTCGGGCAACGCCACCGGCTGGAACCTCTATGTCGGCACCGCAACTAACAACAAGACGCTACAGAATAGCTCTCCTATGGTGCTCGGCGTCAACTTTACCGAGCCGCTCAGCGGTCTCTTCGCCGGCGCAACACCGCCAACAGCCAACAGCGCGGCCTCGGCCTATATCGTCGACGGCGGGCGCGTGCTACTGCGATACCTCGTCGGCGGAACCAATTACCAGACGGCCAGTCTATCTACCGACGGAGCCAACTATCGCGTGATTAGCGCCTCGCGCGAAACGCGGCTCCTCAATGGAGCGACCACCGGGTTTCCGTCTATCTATGAGTTTCCTGGTGGCCCAGGCTACCAAGCGACGCTCGCCGACAATGGTGCCGTCATTACCGGCGGAGCGACCAGCGCCGGGCTCCTTCTTACCCTTCCGCAGACCACGACTCTACCGGCCGGCTGGGCGATCTCTATCCTGCAGATGGCGAGCAAGCCTGTGACGGTACGTGTCAACTCCACCAACGGAGGCAGCATCGGTGAGGCGCACGGCACTGTAGCTGCGCTCACGACGGCCTATAACAACCAGGTTATTTTGCTGCAGTTTGACGGCGCTGTTTTCCATGATTTCTCTCCCCCTCCCAGCGATGTTATTGACCCCAGGCTATACGGCGCGCAGTGCAGTTCCACCGTCGACATCGACGCCGCGCCCGCCATCAACGCCGCGGTGGCCGCGCTCCACTTGGGCGGCACGATCCAGCTGCCGAGTTGCACGTTATGGCTGGACACCCCTGTCTATCTCACCGATAACATCCAGCTCACTGGCGTCGGCGGGTTCAATGCTCCGGGATATTTCAACCCTCGCTCGGCCATCGGGCTGACCGCTCCTGCATCTGGGTCGGTCCTGAACGTTACCGGATTAGTTGATCCGGCCGTACAGATAATGGGCACCGGAGACGAAATTTCGCACGTCAACTTTAACTACCCAAACCAAGTGCACCCCTCTGGAGCCAACCCTTACGTCCCCACAACTTACCCGTGGACGATTCAAGCGAACGGCACCGCTGGCGTGCAGTGGAACTCTGTAAATCTTAACAACCTCTCCTTTGCCGGCGCCACACACTGCATCGACCTGGAGGGCATCTCGAATTATGCCAACGGGACATCGACCATTAGCTCGATGGTCGATCACATCTTTTTTAATCCGTGTATGAATGTCGGCATCCGCCTAGCGAAATTCGATAATGACATTCTTGTCCACGATCTGCGCTACGACTTCTGGTGGGGGCTTGGCGACGTGCCATTCGGGCAGTACGTGAAGACCCACAAGATAGATATGAACCTTTGCTACGTAGCTAACGCCCAGATCACAGACGTAAAGTTCACGTACTCGTGGCGGCCAATGCAAATTGAGCCCTGCACGGTAGTCGGCGGCTTTGGCCACACGGCCGGAACCGACAACGTACAAATGTCAAACATTTCTTTCAATGAAACATGCACGGGGATTCATCTGGTCGGGACTGATGTCGAAACTACCGGGATGATGACCAACATCCTTGCCTTTGGAGACAGTGGCGCTGACAACTGTGCGGCGGCGACTGGGATTTTCAGCGGAGGAGATCCCGTTTTCTTCGATATGAATTCCTCTAGCGCGGATTGGGCATTTACGAACCTCAAGGTCGGCTTCGTGCAGTCGCTTGCCGCAGCCAAGACAGGCGCAAACCTCACGTTTAATAACATTAACATGCAGGAATACTCTCATTACGCCGCTGGAGCCAACGCCTTCAAGATTGATGCTGGCGCGGCGGTGTATGTAAACGGTAACAACTATCAGGCGATGCGGCCAGGCGCTGGAGCCGGCGCGCTCGTTGGTCCGGGTCCGAGCGCCACACAGGGGCACTTTTCAGCAATCCAGCTCGGCGGAAATTCGGGCGCTTCTGGCGCCGCCCCCGATGGCGCGATCGTGTTAAGGGCTGGCGATGCTGTTCACAGCGGCTTAGTCCAGTTTTACTTTCCGACCAATTCCTCAAGTGCTGGGTTTCTTGGTTACGCCAATACCTCCGACGCTGGCCTGCTTCTACAATCTGATCAGGGTCCGCTTCTTATCCATCCCAATACCGGATTCGGCGGCCCAGGCAACACCAATTCAAATTCAGCGTTTATGAACATCAACTCAACTGACGGCAATTTGCTCATAAACATGAGGCGCAGCGTGGATCACGCTGGAGTCGACATAGCTACTGGCGATACTACTCATACGGGAGATATAGAATTCTTCTATCCGAACAACACCCGCGCCGGGTTTCTCGGCCACGGTCCAGCCTCACCTGACTCGAGCTTGGAGCTACAAACCGATCAAGGCCCGCTTCATATTCAGCCCAACACCGGGTTTGGTGGACCGGGCGGCTCCAGTTCGGGCTCGGCGAGAATGGACATCAATTCAGTTAATGGAAAGTTGCTGATCAACGTCAACGGCCTGCCGATATCTTGCTCGGGTCTGCCGACCGGGACGCTGTGGGACAACGCCAACATCATTCAGGCCTGTCCGTGATACACGATCGCTTCACCCTGAAATGACGAGCGCCTGATTGTGGCCGAAAACCAAGTCGACATCGTTTTTGGCGCGCAGGTAAGCGGGCTCATCGCTGGCGCGACGCAGGTCAAGGAGGAAATCGAGGGTATCCGCGGCACCGTCGACCAATTCGTCGGCGCGCTCGGAGGCATCGCGGGAGCTCTGGCCGAGGCGTTCGCGGTAGAGAAGATCGCCGAGTTTGCTGAGAAAATGGCGGACCTCGGCAAGAAAACGTTGGACGCGGCTTTCGTCCTTGGTCAATCAGTCGAAGACTACACGCGCCTGTCTGGCGCTATGGCGTTGCTCGGCGTCGACGCCGACCGGGCGCAGCGCACTATGATATTCTTGAGCCATTCCCTACAGTCGGCGATGAGCGACGCGACGGGCAAAGCCGCCACTGGGTTCAAGAACCTCGGTATTTCCATGGCGGAAGTCCGGGCCAATTCTGAGAATATGACTCCGCTGCTTTCGTTAATAATTGAACACGTCGAGCAACTGGGTCTAAGCGCGCGGAACGCGGGCGCATTACGCGACGTGCTCGGTCGCGGGCTTATGGAGCTGGCGCCACTGCTGAGGGCTGGCACTGAAGAGTGGAAGGCGGCGTTGGAGGCGGCCGAACAATATAAAGATGCTCTGTCCAAGGCCGCGCCAGGCATGGACGAGACCAAGAAGCAAATCGACAAAATGCAGCTGTCTCTGAAGACCCTTTCTATCGAGGGCTTTAATTTATTCAAGAGTGATATCGACGCGGCCGTCAAAGAAATTAATAACTTTATCCAAGGCGCCATAAACCTGGTCCACTGGCTTGATAAGGTCTACAAGGGGTTTATAGACGCGGGCCATGCGGTTGAGGGGTTCATTCGTGAGCTAGGAGGCCTTGGGCCGTCAGCCTACGCCGAGATACCGGACAAACCGTTGCCCAAATCAGGCGGTGGCGGCCCAGGCACTGATAAAGCCGGCGGCAAGAAGGGCGCGGGCAGCGACGAGCGCTTGTCGATGTACCGCGAAGAACTCCGCCAGCAGCTGCAGGACGAGCGCAATTTCCTCAGCGATAGCAAAAAGGAAGAGTTGGCGTTCTGGGAAGCCAAGCTGGCGATCGTCGGCACCGGATCCAAAGCGGATCTAAAGCTTCGTCGCGAGATCAATCAACAGATATTCTCGCTGCAAAAGGAGCTCGCAAAAGAGCAGGAATCACTTTCTCTCCAAGAGCAGACATACAATCAAAGCGTCAATGATATATACCTAGAGCGCAAGAAGCAGCAGCTAGATACGGACCAAGCGCTGGGCCGCATCACTGAGCGTCAGAACTTGGAGGGCCAAAAACAGATAATCGAAGACAAGATGCTGGCCGACGAGGGGTACTACCATGCCAAAGAGGCTGCAGCGGAAGGCGATTTAAAGAAGCGCACCGAACTCGACCAACAGGAATATCTGGATCACGAGAAACTCGTGAACCAGAACCTGGAACTCGACAACAAGATCCTCGAGAGTTCCCACGCGACCTGGAAGGAGATCGGCAACTCGATCGCGTCAGCGGTCGACCGCAGCGTGCTCGGCGTCATCCAGGGCACGAATACGATCGCGCAAGCGTTTCGAGACCTGGGTCAGTCGATCCTATCGGAATTTCTGAATCTCGGGATCAAGAAAGCCACAAGCTCGCTGTTCGACAGTTTGTACGACGGGCTCAAGAGCGGTAGCGGTTTGCTTGGCGGCATCGGGAAGTTATTTGGAGCTGGCGCCGAGGCCGCGGGCGGCGGCGGCCTGCTCGGCGGTTTAGGATCGCTGTTTGGCGGTGGCGCGGCTGGTGGCGGTTTCCTTAGCGGTCTTTCGTCATTGTTCGAGGCCGCCCCAGAGTTAGCCATACTGGCTTTCGCTGGTGGCGGCGTGGTGCCCTCTGCTCGCCGCGGATGGCAGGTGCCGTCTTTCGCGAACGGCGGCATCCCGGCGACGCTCCACGGCGGCGAGATGGTGCTGCCGAAGAATCTTTCCGAAGGCGTGCAGAACGCGATCAGCGGTGGCGGACTTGGGGGCAATGGTCTCACGATGAATTTCCACGGTCCGTCCGATGGCGCGTCGATCAAGCGCTGGGTCGGCGACACGCTGAGGCAGAACCCGAATTACGTCAGTGATCTGTTCCGCCGCAACGCGATCACCCCACGCAATTCGTGACCAATCTCGTGTACCCGACGCTCCCGGGTCTGACCTGGAGCGTCACCAAATCGCCGATCTGGAAAACGCGCGTGCAGACCTCGGTGCGCGGGCGCGAGCTGCGCATCAAGGATCAGATCTATCCCCGCTGGAAATTTCAGCAGGTCTACTCATTCTTGAGCGGTACGGCTCGCTGCACGCCGGGCTATACCGATATCCAGATCATGATGGACTTCTTCATGGATGTGCGGGGCTCATGGGACACCTGGCTATTCAATGATCCCACAGACAATTTCGTCGCGAACCAACCCCTCGGCCTTGGCAACGGTTCGCAGGTAGCGTTCCAGTTGGTCCGGGCGTTCGCCGGCGGTTTTGGAGAGCCGATTATCGCTCCAGTTTCTTGGGTGATTCGGTTCAACGGCGTTGTCCAGAGCGGCTTTACGGTCAACACCGGCAACGGCATAGTGACATTCGGCTCACCGCCGCCTAACGGCGTAGCGATCACAGCCGACATTGGTTATTACTTCCGCTGTCGGTTTACGACCGACTCGCTGGATTTTGAGGAGTTCGCGAAGAACTGGTGGGAATTGAAGAAAATCGAGTTCGAATCGGTTCTTCTATAAACCATGAAACTCGGCTCCACGGCGCTCAAGGCGTATCTCGCGGCACAGGCGACGGACGCCGCGCTCCTCTACGCCGATCTGATGACCTGGAAGCTGACCGACGGATCATTCATCCGCATCTCAGGCTTCCAGGGCGCGCTGGCCCCGCCAGCAAACAGTTTCCAGCCGCCCGACGCCTTCGGCAAGGGCGCTTCGATAAACTACGGCGGGTCGACCACGCCGGTATCGTTCCCGCTTGGGCCGCCAGTGGCCCCCTTCACTTGGCATTGCAAGATAGGCACTCAGCCCGACCAGAGCACGGTCGTACTCTACCCGCGACCGCCCGGGGACCCGGACACGCCGTCAGGCGACCTGGTCGGCGTCTACACCTGGCAGGCCGCGTGCCTAGCCCGGCTGTTCGACGGCGCGCTGTTCAGCGTTGACCGCCTCTTCATGCCGTCGCCCGGCGACTACTCGCTCGGCTCCTTCGTGCTCTATTTCGGCCGCGTCGCCGAGATCACGCCGAGCCGGTCCAAGATTTCGATGCAGGTGCCCAGCCTGCTCGTGCTCCTCAACGGCATGATGCCGCGGCGCATCTACGGCGCGCCGTGCACGCACGTCTTCGGCGACGCGATGTGCCTGTTCGATCGGTCGACGCGCTCTTTCTCTTTTACATGCGCCGCCGGCTCCGATCAGAACACCCTCACCGGCGCCACCAATCCCTCGCCGTTCGACCTGTACGATATCGGGTCTGTTATAGGCGTCACCGGCGCTAACGCCGGGTTGAAAAAAACCATCTCCACCGTGCGCGCCAACATTGTGAATCTAGTGGCGCCGTTCCTCTTCCCGGTCGTGGTTGGTGATCAGTTCCAGCTACTGCCTGGTTGTGACCACACCCTCCAGACATGCACGAGCACCTTCGCCAATGAGGTGCATTTCGGGGGATTCCCAAATATTCCACCGCCCGAATCCGCGGTGTAACTGGGGGCGATCCGCGGCTCGCTATTCATCCGGGAAGCGAGGGCGGAATCTGGATAGTGCGAGGGAGGCTCGCACCAGTTGGTAAGCTGCGACGCACAGCGCGATTCCTTGAGATGCAAAAACAGCGGTCATAAGCAAATCAAGATGACTATCGACCCAGCTTAACATGATTGCTCCCGCATACCCGGCTCGCCCCGAAGGCTGAGATGGCGAGCTGTGAGCTGGTCGCTACTCCAGCTACGGTCAGAAGCCCCGGAGACACCGCTCGCCTCCGCCATCGTCATGGCTTCGCCGCTCGTCAGCGGACAGGGGACCAGTCCATTTGCGCGGTGCGATTTCTTGCGCCGTCACAGCCCAGCCAACTGAATTATAACTCTCTCGTTGGGGACTGAGCAATCGAAAATCCAGGAGCGCGCCGCGCAGCGGTCATCGCCGAGGCTGAAACTTGGCTAAAGACTCCCTACCACCACGAAGGCCGACGCAAAGGGGCGGGTGTCGACTGTCTAATGCTGCTCGCGGAGGTCTATGAGCGCGTCGGACTCATTCCTCACATCTTGCCGCCACACTACCCGCCCGACTGGTTCAAGCATCGGTCGGCCGAGCTGTACCTCGCTGGATTGCTAGAGCATGGCAGAGAAGTTGAGTCCCCGCAGCCGGGCGATGCTGCGATCTTTCGCCTTAAGGGCGCCAGATGCTACGCACACGGGGCCATTGTCACGAACTGGCCGATGATGATCAACGCGCACTGGTCGAACGGCGTCGAGCGCTCGGATGGCCGCAACGGCGTATTTCGCGATCGGCCGGTCAAGTTTTTCGATCCCTTCTAGGTTTTGATCCGTGGATAATTTAGTTCGTATTTTAGGATTGATATATTGATAGTCGCTGGTCATCGCCTCAAATTAATCGTTTCTGCGCTTTCCATCTTCCTCGCGATCTTTCTAGGATATCCTAACCTTACGAGCGCAGAAGCTGCCTCTCTCTCCCCCGATGGGAGCATAATCTCGGGTGGCTCGGGCAGCTTGACTACGTCGGCTGGCTCGTGGGCGTTCAGTTGGGCGTATGGCTCTGGCGCCTGGGCTATGGTGTTGAATGGCAAAGTAGTCGGTGGCGGCGACACCCTAGAAGTGGCCAACGGCGGGAAGTTGTACGCTCGTGGCGGCGACCACGTTACGTGGTATCTGTGGGGCGGCGCTGGCTGGACCATAACTACTGCGCCGGCCGGGAGTAAAATATCTCCCGACGGGAGCATAATCACGGGTGGCACAGGCAGCCTGACTACGTCGGCGGGCACGTGGTCGTTTGGCGGGGTGTATGGCTCTGAATACGGCTCCATCTACTGGTCTATTTTGCTGAATGGCAAATTCGTCGGTGCCGGCGACATCCTCGAGGTCGCCAATGGCGGCAAGATGTACGCTCGCGGCGCTGATAGCATCTCCTGGTTTCTATGGAACGGGTCTGGCTGGACTCACTCTCCATCACCAAGCGGGAGCACAATCGACTCCGGAATCACCCTTAATTCCGCAGGCGATATCAACAACCGGAGAGCGGCGCTAATCAATAAAATCTTTCAATCCGCCACCTTACCCGGCACCCAAGCGGTTGTCACAACCAACGTCGCTAACCCATTCCCGACATTCACTAACATCGCCCGCGTGGACAAGTACGTCGCGGCCATGTCCAACGGCCAAACCAATGTATCCAACTTTTATACGGCCGGCCCGGTCAACAACAAACGGATGGTCGTTCTGAACCCTGGCCATCAGTTTACCTGTGACTGGCCGGCGTTCCATTCCGGCTATCGTATCCAACCTGTCCTGCAAGCGCTTCTTAAAAGCGGCTTCAGCGTTTTCGCCATGAATATGCCCAACTGTGGCGATGCCACCGCGCATGATCAGCTCTTCCAATCGTATGGTGACGTGGCGATGCGTTACTTTATTGAGCCGCTTGTGCAGGCGTTGAACTACATGGACAATCACTATACGTTTCTGAGCTACGATATGGCCGGCCTTTCCGGAGGCGGCTGGACCACGACCGTCGCCGCGGCCATTGACACTCGCATCAAATTCTCTGTACCGGTCTCCGGTAGTATGCCCGGCGTTGATTTCGTCCCTGGTGCCAGCAATGGTCGCTTCTACGGCGATGCGGAGCAACATTATGCTAACTACTTCGCTCTTGCCGGCTACCTGGACCATTACGTGCTGGATGCCTCTGGTGCTGGTCGGCAGAGCGTCCAGGTCTTGGATTACTATGACGACTGTTGCTTCGGACATGCGCAGTGGACTTACTCTGGTTTAAATTACCAGACTTATTATGGCGTTGACTGGTTAACTTACCTGAGCAACTACTCGAACGCTCTCGCGAGCACCCAAGCCAAGATCGGAGATATGGACTATCAACTCGTCGTGGACAATGTCGCTGATCAACATCAAATCTCGACTTACGCTCAATCGTTAATCATATCGCTCTTTTCTCGGTAGCCCGATCGGTCTTTTTTTCAAAATACTCGATAATTGTGTAGGGG